ATCACTGCTAAGAACAACAGTGTGACTTACGGGCAAATAGCGGTTGATACAGGGCAGAGTAACATGTCAGTCTATACCGTACCAGCGGGTTACACGCTGCATGGTACTCACGTTGCCGCGTGGTCTTCAACTTCAGTTACATCTGGAGTCTACGCAACATTCCGTGCGCAAACCCTGTCACCTGCGGGCACCAAGTACATAGTTTCACAAGCACCGTTCCTGAACACCTTTGAGTTTGCGGCGCAGTTCCCTTTGAACTTTGCTGAAAAAACAGACGTTCAATTCCAGTTCAAGTCCAGTGGTGCAGGTCTGGCTATCGGTACCATCTTTGAAGGGGTGCTAATTGCCAATAACGGGCAGAGTATTGGACCAGCGGCATGAAGAAAACCCCATCCCTTGCAGTTGGTCGTGGTGAAAAGTTGCCGGTCTCTAAAGGGGCTGGGCTGACTGCCAAAGGCCGCTCTAAGTACAACGCAGCAACAGGGTCTAATCTAAAGGCTCCACAGCCCGAAGGTGGCCCCCGTAAGAAGTCGTTCTGCGCCCGTATGTCGGGTATGCCGGGGCCAATGAAAGACGAGAAGGGCAAACCAACCCGGAAAGCCGCTTCACTAGCTAGATGGAAATGCTGATATGACTGACGCGATACAAACTGCCCGTGAACTAGCTACCCATGCCTCAGACATTGCGCACTTGCAATCTGATATGGACAAGATGGCCTCGGACATAGATGAGATTAAGAAAATGCTGACCAGCATTAACGCCACGTTGGCTGAAGCCAAAGGTGGCTGGAGAGTGTTGATTGGTATTGCAGGCGCAGGCGGCGTGCTTGGGGCAACGCTAACTCATTTTGCTCAGTGGTGGAGTAAATAGTGCCATCGACGAGTAAAAAGCAACACAATTTCATGGCTGCGGTGGCTAACAACCCAAAGTTTGCCAAGAAGGTAGGAGTCCCACAGTCCGTGGGTAAAGACTTTAACGATGCCGACAAAGGCAAATTTTCTAAAGGTGGTGATACTATGGCTAAGATGAATCCTTTCATGGCAATGATAGCTAAGAAAAAAGCTGGAGCCAAAGCAGAAATGCCGATGAAGAAAATGGCTAAAGGTGGCCTAGCTGCTGGGCACAAAGCCGCTGACGGTATTGCTTCTAAAGGCAAAACCAAAGGTATGATGGTTAAGATGAATAAGGGCGGCAAAGCCTGCTAAGGACTAAATCATGGCTATCACTAAACAGGGTTACGAAAGCGACGATTCAATAGAAGAGCAAATCCGCTCTGCTGCTGAAAAGAGTTCCGCAGGTAAAGCTGCGCCCACTATAAAAATGGATGAAGAAGCCCCGACCAAGATGCCAATGCGTCCCGGACAAGCATCTTCGGGTAGCAAAACGCCTATGGTTACCAAGGAACAGCTTGCTGCATCCGGTCTTAGCCTGCGCGACTATTTGAATAAACAGCAAGGCTTAACCCGTCGCGGTGAATCAACCCGTATGCCTGCCATGTCTAATAAACTTGGTCAACCGGGTGGGTCAATATCAGACGCCGGAAGTGGTCGTGACGTAGCCGCCAAGCAAAGCGATAAAGCTGATCTTACAAGCCCCATGTCTGCGTTACGTAGCCTAACACGGGGTAAGCGCCGCGAAGACGATGATAGGCCGGTTAATGAACGTATCCGTAGCGCAATGGGTATGGCAAAAGGTGGCTCAGTAGGTTCTGCATCCAAACGTGCTGACGGTATTGCTGTACGCGGCAAGACCAAAGGCAAAATGTGCTAAGGAGTTATCATGGCTAAAGATTACGAATACCCTAACGCTACTCCGGTAGACGAGCCTGTAGCCAAGAAGCCTAAACCTGCGCCTAAACCCAAGCCAAAGCCCCCGATGTATCCTGACTCTGTGCCCGTGGATGAGCCAGTGAAGAAGATGGCTAAAGGTGGTTCTGCATCTAGCCGTGCAGATGGTTGTGCCCAGCGCGGTAAAACCCGAGGAATGATGCTGTGAGAGCCAGCCGGGGGATGGGAGCCATCTCCCCTTCTAAGATGCCAAAGGGCAAGAAGCTGCCCCGTCGGGACGACACTGACTTTACGCAATATGCTGAAGGGGGTACGGTTAATGCCGCAGGTAACTACACCAAGCCTAGCTTACGTAAGAAGATTGTGGCGCAGGTTAAAGCTGCGGCTACGCAAGGCACTGGGGCGGGGCAATGGAGCGCGAGAAAAGCCCAGCTTGTAGCTAAGAAGTACACGGCTTCTGGTGGAGGGTACAGAGATTGAAAGCCCCGCAGCAATCCCTTAAAAACTGGGGTGACCAGAAATGGCGCACCAAGTCGGGAAAGCCTTCGTCAAAAACAGGTGAGCGATATTTGCCTGAAGCTGCTATAAAATCTTTGTCATCGGCTGAATACGCAGCGACCACCAAAGCAAAGCGTGCAGGCAAAGCGGCAGGTAAACAGTTTGTGGCTCAGCCCAAAACCATAGCAAAGAAAACAGCAGGATTTAGATAATGGCTACTACCGGAACCGCTACCTTCAACCTCGACTTAAGCGAGATAGTCGAGGAAGCGTTTGAACGTGCAGGTTCCGAGTTGCGCACAGGCTACGACATGCGTACTGCGCGGCGCAGTCTTAATATCATGTTTGCCGATTGGGCAAACCGTGGCATAAACATGTGGACGTTTGAGCAGGGGACTATTAACTTGGTTCCGGGGTTGAACACTTACCCTATCCCTGTAGGCACCGTAGACCTGCTAGAGCATGTAATCCGTACTGGTGCTAACACTGCGTCTACTCAAGCCGATCTCACCATCACGCGGATTAGTGTTAGCACCTACGCTACGATCCCCAATAAACTCCAGCAAGCTCGCCCAATACAGATGTGGTTTCAACGGCTTGACGGCCAGACTACAGCGGCGGTTACCACACTAAGCGCCGCTATCACAGCTACAGATACCACTATTTCTGTAACGTCTGCTACCAGCTTACCTGCTACGGGGTATATATTAGTCGGCACCGAAACCATCTACTACGGATACATATCAGGGAATACCCTATATAGCTGTGCCCGTGGACAGAACAATACTACTGCCGCCTCGCATTCATCTGGTGATGCGGTGGCTATTCAGAACATCCCACGGGTAACGCTTTGGCCTACACCGGACAACTCCACGACCTACCAATTTGTCTACTGGCGTATGCGCCGTATTGATGATGCTGGCGGCGGCGTAAATACAATGGATGTGCCATTTAGGTTTTTGCCTTGCATGATTGCGGGACTGGCGTATTACGTAGCCCAAAAGATACCGGGTGGCATGGAGCGCTTACCAATTCTAAAAGCCCAGTATGATGAAGCTTGGCAGTTAGCCGCCGATGAAGACCGCGAGAAGGCAGCTATACGTTTTGTCCCAAGACAGATGTTTATTGGTAATTCGTAATGGGTAATCGGTTTGCTTCTGGTAAAAAGGCGATTGCAGAATGTGATCGTTGCGGGCAACAATTCCTGCTAAAGAAGCTAAAAACAGAGATAATCAAGCAGAAGAAGTATGAACTGCTTGTATGCCCTGATTGTTGGGATCCCGACCAGCCGCAATTAATGCTTGGTACATTCCCGGTTGATGATCCGCAAGCACTGCGTAATCCGAGGAAAGACACAACGTATGTGACTTCGGGTAACAATGTAAACGGGTTTCCTGCTGGTGGTTCACGGGATATTCAGTGGGGATGGGCTCCGGTAGGCGGGGCAAGTCAGTTTGACGTAGCGTTAACTCCGAATTATTTGGTTGGAGTTACAAGTGTTGGTACAGTAACGGTTTCATAGGAGTGAATGATGGACACGAAGAAAGTAAAGCAGATTGCTGATACTGAGGCTAAGAAAATAGTCAAGGGTCACGAGAGCCGTATGCACACCAAGAGCATGAAAAAGGGTGGCCCTACCGGTGAAGACCGTATGCGTATGGGTCGTAATATGTCCCGCGCAGCTAACCAAAAAACGGGGTAAATCATGGCCTACAGTATGAAGAAAATGGGTAAAGAAGTAGGCTCTGCTGCCGTCTATGCAAAACCGCATACGATGGACGGCAAGGCTATGAGCATTGCCAGCAACCCCGGCAAAGAGCCAAACCGTAGCAAGCTAGAAACCTACGATGTAAGTATCGGCGCTATCAGCAAATCCGCTGGTAACGAGCCAGTTAAAACTGACGGTATCAAAATTCGTGGTACTGGCGCGGCTACCAAAGGCTTGATGGCAAGAGGGCCTCTAGCCTAATATCATGCCGTACAAAGATCCAAGCGTTGCAAAAGCCAAGCAAAGGGAGTATTACCTTAAGAATAAGGAACGCCTGCTTGAAAAAAACAAAGCTTGGATTGCGTCTAATATTGAAAGTGTACGTGCTGCAAAGAAATTGTGGGTTAGCAAGCTTTCTGACAAAACAAAAGAAGCATACAACGCCAACGCAAGGGTTAGATACCACCAGAAAAAACAGTGGAATGCCGATAGGAAAAAGGTATACAAAAGCCAGCATAAGCATTTAATAAATGCCAACGCATCAAAACGTAGGGCGGCTTTGCTGCAACGTATTCCAATTTGGCAAACTGAGTTTGATGAGCTAAAAATTAAATGTATCTATTCAGTTGCCGCAATGTTGTCTAGAGTTAATAATGAGCCGTGGACGGTTGACCATATTATCCCGTTGCAAGGTAAAATAGTTTCAGGGTTACACGTGCCAAGTAATTTGCAACTTATGAGGGCAAGAGAAAATGAAGCTAAACGAAACAAGTACGAGATAGCAAAATGAACTACTCTGAGCTTTCGTCAACAATTCAGACTTATACGGAAAATAATTTTCCGGCGATTACCCTCGCGGATTCGTCTACTGTATCTTCGACGGCTCAGATCAATAAGTTCATTACGCAGGCAGAGCAACGCATCTACAACTCGATGCAGTTTCCTTCGATACGTAAAAACGTAACGGGGACAGTAACAGTCAATAACAAGTACTTGTCTGCTCCAGAAGATTTTCTGTCAACGTACTCATTAGCTATTTTTTCTGGGTCTGGCCCATATACATTTTTACTCAACAAAGATGTAAACTTTATTCGTGAGGCGTATCCTACGCCAACGGAAACCGGAACACCAAAGTATTACGCTTTGTTTGGCCCAACTACAACATCGGGAGCGCTGCCTACGCCAACAAACGAGTTAAGTTTTATTCTTGGCCCTACTCCAGATACTACGTATTCCGTAGAACTTCACTACTACTACTATCCCGAGTCAATCACTACAGTAGCCAGTGGACAAACTTGGTTGGGTGATAACTTTGATTCCGTGCTGCTATATGGCGCATTAGTAGAGGCGTACACCTTTATGAAAGGTGAACAGGATATGGTTGCTCTGTACAACCAGAAGTACATGGAAGCAGTTGTTTTGGCTAAACGTTTGGCAGATGGCTTGGAGCGTCAGGACGCTTATCGTAGCGGTCAATTTAGGCAGGCTGTGAAATGAGCATTGTCCAAACCCAGACCACCAGCTTCAAGAAAGAGTTGTACACCGCTGTACACAACTTGGCTACGGACACAATTAAGATTGCGCTGTATACGGGTAACGCTAACTTGAATGAAGACACTACGGTCTACAGTGCTACCAATGAAGTAGTTGCTGCGGGATATACGGCTGGTGGGGAAATCATGACCGGGGTAGCCATTAGCTCTTCGGGTTACGTGGCCTACGCAAACTGGAATAATGTGTCTTGGACGGCATCTTTGACTGCCCGGTGCGCTTTGATTTATAACGCCACGCAGGGTAACAAATCTATTGCGGTTTTGGACTTTGGTTCTGACAAAACATCGACTGGCACGTTTACAATCACCATGCCCGCTAACACCTCAACAACTGCGCTTATCAGGAGTTCAAATTGATAGTCACTACCACCAAAGGCGACATGGATGATTCTCTGCTTGAAAAACGGGAAGGCACAGTCGATAATGACAATGAGCTAACGACTTGGGTTGAGTACTGGTTGGACGGCGAGTTGGTTCACCGCTCAGCGCATGTCACGTTGAAGAAATCACCCGCCTTTGCTGGTGGCGAAGCTGCATCTTTTTAAGGATATATCATGGCAAATACCCAATCAATGTGCACATCGTTCCTCGGGGAACTAATGACTGCAACCCATAATTTTGGCGCTTCTCCTATTCGTGCAGCAGCAACTGCGGATACCTTCAATGGCGCTTTGTATCTTGTTTCCGCTACGATTAATGCAGCCACTACTGTATATACAGTTACCGGCGAAGTCTCTGGCGCAAACTACACAGCAGGCGGTATAAACGTAACCAACGCTACGCCTCCAACATCCACAAACTCGTCTGCAACTGCGGGGGTAGGCTTCTTTACTCCTTCTGGTAGTCTTGTTTACACCAATGTTACTTTAGCAACCGCGTTTGATACTGTGTTGATTTACAACTCTACCCAAGGTAACAAGGCGGTCAGTGTCCACACGTTTGGTTCACAGTCTATTACGGCGGGTACGTTTACGTTGACAATGCCAGCCAATACCACTACCACTGCGCTGTTGCGGTTAGCGACAACTTAAGCGGAGGCGGCGGTACGCCGTAAGCCATGTTTGGTATATCCGCATTTTCGCAAAGTCCGTTCTCAAGTCTTGGGGAGAACGCCCAATCTGCGCTACTAACAGGCGTAGTTGGCTCGGGCCTTGTGGGTACAGTAGCCTCAGATATATCTGTTGCCCTGCTCGGGGTATCCGCAAGCGCAGTCGCGGGTTTTGTATCTGCGGTAAATGTTCTACCAGATGCAGGCGATGTAGCCACTGGCGAAGTAGGTACGACCACACCTAGTAGCACTATTGATTTAACGGGTGTAGTGGGTTCTGGTTTAGCTGGTACGGTAGCAATTGGGGCGCGTAGCTTTGACATAACCGGGGTTCAAGCAAGTGGCTTAGTAGGCACAGCTACTGCGAATATAACAATTGCGCTATCCGGCGTAGCGGCTTCTGGTGATGTTGGCACGATAACGCATGGCGGCAAAGTAGTTGGACTGAGCGGGGTTCAAGCACAAGGTGCGGTAGGAACAATTATCTACGTCCAGTTATTTGTTTTAACTGGGACGGAAGCAAGCGGCTCTGTAGGAAATGTAGAGGCAGGTATTACGGTTGCTTTGACCGGGGTAGATGCTTCCGGCGCTGTTGATAGTGTAGTAAAGGTTCTCTCCGCAGCTTTGACTGGGGCAGAGGCTTCGGGTACTATTGGTTCTGTTGGCAAGAACTTTATCTTGTCACTGACAGGCGTACAATCAAATGCCGCTGTTGGTACTATTGTTCCTGTCTATTGGAGAATAATAGACGACAGCCAGAACGCAAACTGGCAGAATATTTCAAACCCTCAGTCGGCAAACTGGGCTGTAATTGACAACTCAGAAGCAGCAAACTGGGTGTTGGTAGAAACAACGGTATAGGATACAAAATGGCGCTTGTACTAGCAGATCGCGTTAAGGAAACCACTACCACAACGGGTACTGGAACAGTTACGCTTGCGGGCGCGTCCACCGGATATCAATCGTTTGCGGTAGTCGGTAACGGTAATACAACCTACTACACCATCGCAGGACAAACGGGTTCTGAGTGGGAAGTGGGCATTGGAACCTACACTTCTTCGGGTACGACTCTTTCACGTACAACAGTTCTGGCTTCTAGTGCGGGCGGTTCGCTTGTAACTTTCTCTGCCGGTACAAAGGACGTATTCGTAACTTATCCAGCGGGCCGTTCTATTTACGCTGATGGGGCGGTACTTACTGCAACTAATAGCGCTGTCTTACCACCCGCCAACGGAGGAACTGGACTTAGTTCACCGGGTGCAAGCGGAAATATTCTAACGTCAGATGGAACGGTGTGGCTCTCATCTGCCCCTGCCGGGGGTTCGTATTCAAGAACTACATTTACAGCTACGGCTGGGCAAACGGCGTTTACAGTAACCTATGCAGTAGGATATTTGCAGATTTATGTAAACGGTGTTTTGTTAACCGGCTCTGACTATACCGCTAGTAGCGGGACTGGGTTTACATTAAACGTGGCTTGCGCAGCGGGGGATATTGTTGAAGCACTTGTTATTACTGCTAGTATATCTGGCGGTGGCGGTATTACAACAGGCAAATCTATAGCAATGGCAATGATTTTTGGTTATTAAGGAATAAGCATGGCAAATCCCAATATAGTTAACGTAACCACAATTTACGGCAACACCAATTATTTAATTCCAGCTACAACCGGGGCGACAACTTGGACTGCGCTTACACCCGCTGTTGGCACGGTAAATAAAATTGACAACATTGTTGCATCAAATGTCACGGCAGCAGTTGCCACAGTAACCGTAGCAATCAATAGCGCAGCGGCTGGGGCGGGGACAAATTACCGCCTTGTGTATCAAGTGCCTGTTCCGGTAAATGCTTCAATTGTTGTTGTTGACAAAAGCACGGCGTTTTACCTTGGGGAAGCGCAGTCTATTGTGGTGACCGTTGGCACAGGATCAGCTATTGAATTAACCGCTTCATACGAAGCCATTACCTAATGTCTACTAGGTATAAAGGCTCAATAATGTCGTCCACTGCGGCGACAGTTAATACGCTATCCGCTAAAGGAATATGGCGTCTTAACGAAGTGATGCAGTCATTATTTGCATCAATATGGCCTTTATTTAATGTTGTAACCCCTAATGTTGACTATCTAGTAGTTGCTGGCGGAGGTGGTGGCGGGTCTGCGGACAATACTAACGGTGGTGGTGGCGGAGGTGGCGCTGGCGGATATCGCACTGCAACAGGACTTTCAGTAACCGCAGGAACGGCATACACTGTTACGATTGGTGGCGGCGGTACGGGAAGAGCAAATAACACTGGTTTAGCTGGCACTAGCGGCACAGCTTCTGTCTTTAATAGCATAACTTCTACTGCGGGCGGTGGGGGCGGATGTGTTGGAACAGCGGGTCTTGCTGGTGGTTCAGGGGGCGGCGCTGCGGGAAGAACAGGTCAACTTGGGGGTGCTGGTACGGCGGGCCAAGGATTTCTGGGGGCAAACTCCTCCGGTGGAACTAGCTCCTCTGGCAGAGGCGGCACAGGTGGCGGCGGTGCTAGTGCGGCAAGCGTTACAAACACAAACGCTACTGGAACAGCAGGAGGGGCAGGATCATCCTCAGCCATTTCCGGCACAAGTACTGCCTATGCTGGTGGTGGTGGCGGCGGTAGCGGTACTAGTGTTGGCACAGGTGGCGCAGGAGGTACTGGCGGCGGTGGCGCAGGCGGGCGTAATAACGTTGTTGCAGTTGCGGGCACTACAAATAGAGGCGGCGGCGGTGGTGGCGGAGGAGTAATTTCTGCTGGCGGTAATGGGGGATCAGGCGTTGTTATTCTTGCGTATTTAAATAACTACAGGGACATTGTTTCTTTTGCGGCTGGGTTGGTGGTTAATGGTGTAACTACCACAGGTTCAAATATTCCACCATCAGATGTAGCATCACGTTCTGGATACAAAGTTTATACGTTTACCTCTGGCACAGGGACAATTACTTTTTAATTATGTCTACTAGATACCAAGGCTCTGTTTTATCTGTCTCGGCAGCAAGCACAAGCGCAAGTGCTGCTGTGGGTATTTGGCGTTCTAATGAAACGATGCAAGCACTACGGGGTTCGGTATGGCCTTTAGATGTTTTTCCAATTGAGTTTTTATTGGTTGCTGGCGGCGGGCCGGGCGGATGGAACTATTGCGGGGGCGGGGGCGCTGGAGGGGTGGTTTCTTCTACGTCTTTAAATGTTGCCCCTCAAACAAACTATACGGTAACAATTGGCGCTGGCGGCACTGCGCCGGGTAGTGGCGGCGTTCCCGGTAAGGGTAATAATTCTGTATTTACGGCATCAAGCTCAAGCCCAGCAATAGGAGGTGGTGGTGGAGACGTAGATAGTCAAGCAAGCAAACCGGGCGGCGCTGGAGGCTCTGGCGGCGGTGCTGGGTATTTAGCTGGGTCTATTGCGGGTGTTGGAATAGCGGGGCAGGGTAGGAACGGTGGCGCTGGGGATTCAAATAGCAACTTTGGTGGCGGTGGCGGTGGATTTGGTGCTGTCGGTGTAGGTGGAACAAACTCTACAGGTGTTGGCGGCATTGGTTTACTAAGCACAATTACCACTGCGTTTGCCGGAACTGCCAATACAAGCACCAGCACAAGCATAAACATTACCGCCGTTTCTGCGGGGGTCATAGGTATTGGGACGCAGATAACAGGCTCAGGCGTTCCAGCAGGCACAGTAGTAGCGGCACTCGGTACGGGTACAGGCGGAACTGGTACTTATACTTTAAACAAAGCTACCACTACCACTTTAACTGGTACTGCGATTACAAGCACTGGCGTTTATTACGCTGGCGGTGGCGGTGGTTGGACGCGCAGCACAGGCACAACTCTTGGCGGTTTAGGTGGCGGCGCTGGTGGAGTAACTGGCACTAATACAGTTGCGGGCGGTGCTAATCAAGGAGGCGGGGGCGGGGGCGGTGGGTCACTTGCATCGGGCGGCACG